TTTTATTATTCTCTTTTTTATGGATAGGGTTTAAGGGCAAACAATGCCGTTTATACAATCGTTAAATTCTAGGGTTGAAGCTATAACGTACAACGTAAACAACCCCAAAAAGCCTACAACGGATTGTATACGGGCAATTGAGCGCGCCTTTTTAGTGGTGTTCAATGTTGCCATTGGTTTTATATATGCGCGTTTTTTATAGTCGTAATTGATCACTATTTCAGCCCCTTTATTTTGTAGTAGTTTTTAAATCGTTTTTCCATATGTTTTACAATTGCGGCTATTTCGGCATTATGTTTTTCGCGTTGTTCCGCTTCATATTTAGCTATTTCAATATCCTCTTGTGTCATTGGTGGATACAATTCAGGATCAGTACGCGCTATTCTTTGGCTTTCTCTGTAATCGTCGTCCGGTTCTGTTAGGTGATCGGATAAACGGTTAACGTAACATTCCGGCGGATCTACACGGTTGGGATCGTCTTTATAATTCATCATCTTATTCTCCTAGATTATTTTGAAAGCGGTGACAATTACGCCAACCGTTAAACTACCTATTAAAGCGCAATAAGTTGTTACCGCAATTGAGCCTATAATATCGTCACGGCGTGCCTTTCTTTGGCGCATTGCTCTAGATAGTTCAATACCATTTTGCGCGGATTTAGCTAATTCAGTGTGATCTGTTTGCATAGTCTTATACTCTTTGGTTTATTGGGTGCGTGTAGCAAGCACTGTATGTTTCTATTATACAATAATAAATATATAGGTATCAATATATTATATATATATCCCAAAAATAAATTGGATTGCTACGCAATAAAACACTTAAAACGGTTTGATTATTTATTGATCTGTTAGGTTGCGATTGGATATAAAGGTTGGGGAAATATTGTTAGGGATCTCGTTCAGCAAAATAAACTCAATCCAAAGCTATCGACAATGCAATAGCAATATAATCAATGCAAACCAATAGCGGATATTGATAGGGATAGAAGGCAATACAATCGCATCTAAGCAGGTCCGGTCTAAGGCTATGCGTTGGTATAGTTGCACTAGGTGGCATGAATTAGACGCTAGTAATGGCACCTTACAAGGCATTCTGAAGGGTCTCTGGATAGGGGGGGCACACCCCATTTTGGCTAAATCGCCTCGTCCATACCTCCAAAAATAAAGGGGGGTTTTTTGATGGTTTTACATAGGTAAACTAAAACGGGACAGATTATTTCAAGGGAGGTTACATAAGTCTCGGTAATTTGGTACTCTTGCGCCAATTGATCATTTTTTATACAGGTAGAACAATATGGCTAAGATAGGCAATCAGGGTGATGGTGGTGGAGTTGATCCTATTGTGTTTAGTAAGGAGCAGGTAATTGAAGTTGAAGCTTTGGCTGCTGTATTGTCTAAGGCTCAGTTAGCTAATTACTTTTGCATTGCTGAGAGTACGTTCCGAGCAATTGAAAAGAGACAGCCTGAAGTTGATATGGCTTATCGTCGTGGCCGTTCAAATCAAATTGCTAATATGGGTAAGAACTTAGTTGAATTGGCTCAGACGGGTAATGTGACTGCTAACATCTTCTACTTGAAGACTCAGGGCGGTTGGCGTGAAACTGATAATGATGTGTCCTCACAGCCTATTAATATCAGCATTGTTAATCCTAGCGAGTAACATTATTAAATGGCAACTATTTGTCCTACGTCTCCTCAATTCCAATATATAACTACTAAGGCTAAATATCCGGCCTTGGTAGCGGGATTTGGTGCAGGTAAAACAGAAGCTGCTGTTAAACGGTCTATTCTGGGTAAACTGGCTAACCCTAAAACGGATCGAGGCTTTTATGCGCCTACATACGATCTACTTAGGATGATTGCCTTCCCTAGATTTGAGGCGGCTCTCGAAGAGTTAGGTATTTCTTACCGCCTGTTTAAGACACCTTTGAACTACCTTGAGATTTACGGGTATGGTCGGATCTACTTTCGATCTATGGACTCCCCTGAACGCATTATTGGCTATGAACACGCTGATGCTGATGTGGATGAGCTGGATACCATGAAGCCTGATGATGCGGCTTATGCCTGGAGACAGATCGTAGCCCGTAATCGTCAATTGAAGCAGGATGGTGAGCATAACACTATTGGCGTGACTACTACGCCTGAAGGCTTTAAGTTTGTTTACTCTACATGGAAGAAAGACCCAAAAAAGGGATATGAAATAATACAGGCTCCTACAGCGAGTAATCCTCACTTACCTGCTGACTATTTGCAGAGCTTGCGCGACATTTACCCTGAAAACTTGTTGGCCGCTTATACTATGGGCCAGTTTGTTAACCTTCAGTCCGGTACTGTCTTTAATAGCTATGATAGAATAAAATGCCGATCCCTGCTTGTGGCAGGCCCGAATGATATTATAAATATCGGGATGGATTTTAACGTGACTAATATGTCAGCAGTATCATATATCGTTAAAGGTGAGAATTGGCACGCTGTCAGTGAATTTGAGGGCGTGTATGATACGCCTGCTATGATTGATGCCATTAAAGTACGGTATCCTAATCAAACAATACGGGTATATCCTGATGCCAGTGGTAGAAGCCGAAAAACGGTTGATGCTTCGATATCCGATATATCTTTGCTTGAGTCGGCTGGCTTTGCAGTGTATGCAAATAGAGCTAACCCATTTGTAAAAGACAGAATTATGGCCGCTAACACGGCATTTGATAAAGGAAGGTTGTTTGTCAATGACGCTGACTGCCCGAACTATGCTAGATGCCTGGAGCAACTGGCGTATGACGATAATGGCGTACCTGACAAGAAATCGAACTTAGATCACTTACCCGATGCGGGGACTTACCCCATAGCATTTGAACTTCCAGTAGTTAAGCCTGTGGCTGATCTGCGAGTACGCTTTGCGAGATAAAAATTATGGCAGTAGATAGCACTAACCCCGAATATAGAAAAGCCCTCCCAAAATGGCTATTAGTCCGTGATTGCGATGAAGGCTCTTCCGCGATTAAGTCCAGAAGCAAAGGCAGTGAGGGTGCGCTAACAGGATTAGCCGGTACAGCATACCTACCACCCCCAAATGCGATGGATGGATCTACTGATAACAAGCTTCGATACAGAGCTTACGTAGAACGTGCATCTTTCGTCAACTTTACTAGCCACACTAAAGAAGGTATGACAGGAATGGTGTTCCGCAAGCCAAGTGTTGTGGAATTGGACGCTAGTATCGAATATATGGTCGATAATGCTAATGGTGACGGCCTTTCTGTTGACCAGATGATTAAAGATGCAGCAGGTGAGGCATTAATGGTCGGTAGATACGGTTTACTGGTCGATTACCCGTCTGCTCCTCTCGGATTGACCAATGCTGAAGTCCAGGCGATGAATTTACGCGCTAATATCCTGCCATACCCTGCCGAATCTATCATAAATTGGCGCACCACTAGCGTGGGAGGGATTAAAAAGCTTTCCATGCTTGTTTTGCAGGAGCCTACGTTAAAACCGTCTGATGATGGGTTTGAATATGAAGAATGTATGTATCACCGAGTCCTAAAGCTAGAAAACGGTGTTTATGTGCAAAACTTGTACGATGAGAACAATGAGATCATCAATTACGCCCAAGGCGACACTGATGGTGATGGTATTGAGGATTATGATGTCAATATCTACCCTCGTAAGGCTGATGGCTCGTTGTGGGACGAAATTCCGTTTGCATTTATCGGTTCTGTTAATAATGACGAAACAGTAGATAAAGCACCGCTGTATGACATCGCTGAGATCAACATTAGCCATTATCGCAACTCTGCTGACTACGAAGAGTCATCATTCCTGGTTGGTCAGCCAACTCCCGCATTTTCGGGCCTCACTCAGTCTTGGGTAGACCAAAATATGTCTGGAGGTGTATCGTTCGGCTCACGTTCCGCGATCTTATTGCCAGAGAACGGTAATGCCATGCTTTTACAGGCAGGTGAGAACCAAATGCCGCTAAAAGGTATGGAAATCAAAGAAGATCAGATGGTCAAGATCGGTACTCGCATTATTCAGGATCAGTCAGGTATCGAAACTGCTGAAGCTGCAAAAATCCGCTTCGCGGGTCAAAATAGCAAGCTAGGATCAATTATCCTCAATGTTGAGAACTCATTTGTTGACTGCTTTAAATGGGCAATGGAATTTATGGGCGGTACAGATGCGCCTAGAGTAAAGATAAACAAAGAATTTTATGAAACTTCTATTGATCCTCAAATTCTGATGGCTAATATCCAATTAATGGATCGCGGTGTAATTGGCAAGTCTGATCTTCGTGAATTGATGCGAAAGTCCAACTTGATTGAGCCAGACAGAACAGATGATATGCTAGATGAAGAGGTTTCGTCAGACGATATGTTTTTTGATAACACTGTTGAGCCACTAGTAAATATTGATGAGTAGTGAACAGTTCCTAATCGACGCGGCAACTAGACATCAAATCTTTTTGCTGCGTTACGGTAGCGGTCGGTCAAAAGAGGCTAATAGACGCTTAAACAGGCTTCGCCAACAGATTAATGCCAGGTTATCGCAAGAGCCTGCCGCTTTTCAGTCTCAGCGACTGCAAGATTTGCTAAAAGACATTAACGCATTAAACGTACTAGCTTTTCGTGACGTTAAGACGTTGGTAGAGGTGGATTCAATGAAACTGGCTGTAAGTGAGGCTGACTTTAATCGAATTATGATTAATAAGGTTTCTACGCTGCCAGTAACGCCTACACCTGAAGATTTGCTAGTTGAGTCAGTAATGGATGCGCCCATGTCTGTTGGATCCGGTGTTGGCATGACTATTGCCGAAAGCCTAGATCAATTTGGCGTACTTAAAGGCAAGCAAATATTGAAAACCATTACAGATAATGTAGTGACTGGAGTTGCGACTTCATTGATGGCAAAAGCAGTAGATAGCTTGATGAGAACTGTAGTTAAAAGACAAGCTACTTCGTTAATCGGGACAATTATTAATCATGTTAGTTCAGCCGCACGACTAAATACTTATGAAAAAAACACAAGTGTAATTGGTGGCTACGAGTGGGTGGCAACCTTGGACTCTAGAACTACATTTGTATGCATGAGTCGTGATGGTAAGAAATACGACATTACATCTAAAGTTATACCGCCTGCACATTACGGTTGCCGATCTACTACGGTTCCGACAATAAAGCCTGAGTTTGACCTGGGCTTAGACGTTAAAACAACTAGACCCGCCATAGGTGCTGACGGTGTCCAGCAAGTAGACTCAAAAACAACTTATGGTGGTTGGCTGAGAACGCAAAATAGAGAATTTGTAGATGAGGCGCTTGGGATTGAGCGATCTCGATTATTTAGGTCAGGGAAATTGTCTTTGGATAAATTTGTTGACCCAACTGGAAGAGTTTATACTCTTTCTCAACTGGAAAGCATGAATCCAATTGTGTTTTCCGATTTCTAAGGCGATCTGTGATCGTCAGGTTTGTGACCAAAGGTAAATAAAATGACTGAAGAAACTAATACAGAGACTGATAAACAAGAAACACAAGTAAGCGCAGAGGTTGAGCAATTAATGGCTGATAATGCTGCCATGAAAGCTAAGATGGACGAATTACTTACTGAGGCTAAGAAAGCAAAGCAAGCAAAACGTGACATTGAATCTGAAACACAATCTGAGCGTGAAAGAATAGCAAAAGAGAAGGGTGACTACGAGCAGCTACATAAGTCGTCACAAGAAAGATACGAATCTACTGTTGCTGAACTTGAATCTTTACGGGGAACCATAGCGCAAGAAAAGAAAGGCAATGTTGCTATGAAATTGGCCGCTGAAATCGCCGATGGAGCTAACGCAGAATTGCTCAGTGAGTTTATTGGGCGGCGTTTGAAGTTTCACGATGATGGTGTTAAAGTCACCGATAATAGTGGTAACTTGACGGTAAGTTCGCTTTCCGACTTGAAAACAGAGTTTCAAAACGATGCAAGATATTCTGCATTGTTAAAGGGCAATCAATCATCAGGTGGCGGTGCTTCTGGTGGCTCAAATAGTAGCGGTGCTACAAAAGTAAGAAATCGTGCTGAATTTGAGGCACTTAACCCAGCCAAACGGATGGAATTTATTAAGTCCGGTGGCACTATAACTAATGATTAAAAGGTAAATTAAAATGGCTGAGAATAACATCACATCAATCGTACCAGACATCTATGAAGCTCTGGACGTTGTATCTCGCGAACTAACAGGTCTTATCCCTGCTGTAACTATGAATGCTAGTGCCGAACGCGCTGGTCTAAACCAAAACATCGTTGTTGATGTTGAACCTGCTGGTAATGTTGGCGACATCACTCCGGCAATGGCTATCCCTGATCCTACTGGTCAGACTTCTGGTTCTACTAACATCCAGATCACTAAGTCTCGTGCTGCTGAGTTTGGATTCAATGGCGATGCACAGAAAGAACTCAACACTGGCCCAGGCTATGTAAGTGTTCGTGCTGCTAAGATTGCTCAAGCTATCCGCGCTGTTGTAAACGAAGTTGAAACCGATCTTGGTGGTCTTCAGTCTACTTTCAGTCGTGCATACGGTACTGCTGCAACTACTCCTTTTGGAACTGCTAACGATTACACTGATGCTTCTAACGTCCTAAAGATTCTGAAGGATAACGGTAGCCCACAGTCTGACAATCAGCTTGTTATCAACACTGCTGCTGGCGCAAACTTCATCGGTAAGCAGTCTGCTGTAAACTCTGCTGGTACTGACTCTATGCTTCGTCAAGGCGTTTTGCTTGATCTAGCGGGTATGCCTCTTCGTGAGTCTGCTCAGATTCAGAACTCAGTTTCTGGTACTTCTGCAAACGCTGTAGTGAGCGCTGCTCTTACTGTAGGTCAAACTAGCATCACACTTAAAGCTGCTGGTACTGGCACTATCGTTGCTGGTGACGTAATTAGCTTCGCTGGCGACCCTGAGAAGTATGTTGTACAGACTAGTCCTGGTGCCGTATCTGGCGCAACTATCGTTATCTCTGCTCCAGGTATCCAGAAAGCGCAAGGATCTGGCGATAAGGCTATTACTATCACTGCTGCTTCTGCTCGTAACATGGCGTTCAACCGCTCTGCACTTGTACTAGCTGCACGCGCTCCAGCCCGTCCTGAAGAAGGTGACATGGCTGAAGACGTAATCCTGATCACTGATCCACGTTCAGGTCTTACAATGGAATTTGCAATGTACAAAGGCTACAGAAAAGTACGTTACGAAGTTGGTCTAGCTTGGGGTGTTAAAAACATCAAGCCAGAGCATACCGCTCTATTGTTGGGTTAAGTCTAAAGATAGCCATCTCCTTCGGGGGGTGGCTTTTTAGGATTGTGATATAAGCAGTAACTCTTAAAAGGCTAAACAATGTCATCACAAGGTATCAGGCTTTCTACATCTAAAAAGGGTGATACTTCTCACGAATTGGTGACAAGATTAGACCGCCTTCCTGTTGATAATATAAACAATGATATTGCTCGCGGTAATGTGCAGGGCGCTAGAGCTTTCTCATCTTTTGGTAGTGCAGCTGTACAGGGTGCTGGCTCAAAAAAAATTGTCTCAACAAATGCAACATTCCCTGACCCTTTTATGTCAGGTGTTCAGTTTGGCTTTAGAAGCACTAGCGGTAATGATTACGATAACATTGGCATCGGTATAAGGTCTATTGAGATACACTATCTTGATAATGAACTTGCAGAACAATCTGAAATAATAAGTTTAACTGGTGCTTCTATGGTATTTAGTGTCGCAACAGACATTAGATTTATAAATGATATGCACGTTTACACTTTTGGATCAGGCTCTTCTCCTGGTATTGGGAGAGGTCACGCTCAAGGTAATATTACGGCTGAATATCAAGGAACCGTATACGCTAAAATTGGAATAAATCAACGATTGCAAAAGTCTAGTGCTAGAATGGTTCCCAAAGGTAAAAGGCTTTTCGTTGCTGACACTACCGTAGGATCAACAAGCGGTTCGGCTGATGCAAAATGCACATTTACTTTAGTGGCAAGCCATTACAACAGTAAATTATTTGATAATCCGTTTTTGTTTATTCCGATTAATGCCATTTCAACACAAGATAGTTCAGTGTTATTTACACTTCCAGTTCCATTGGAGTTTCCTGAAGGGACTGTAGTAGCATTTGAAGTAACTCACGATAAAACTTGCTTGGTAGAAGCAGCCTTTCATGGCTGGATTGAGGACGTATAAATGGCAACAATAGTTGTAGAGACAGGTGCAGGTTTAACTAATTCTAATTCTTACGTTAGCGCGTCAGACTTGTCCACTTATGCTGCGGATCGCGGCATTACATTAACTGGTACATCTTCTGTCTTGATATTGAAGGCGATGGATTACTTAGAATCTAAGATGTTTATTGGCACTAAAACAAGCATCGCACAAGCTTTGCAATGGCCTCGATACGGCGCTGAGGTTGATAACTATTATGTCGATTCAGCCGATATCCCAACCTTGCTGAAAGAAGCTGAGATGGAGCTATGCATAGCAATTGATGGTGGCGTTAATCCACTGGCTAACCAAGGCCGTGAAACTCTAAAAGAAAAAGTTGATAGCATTGCTGTGGAATATAAGGCAAGCTCAAGAGCAGATACATATCTCACTGCGGCTGAGACAAAGATGAAAAAGCTACTTATTAAAACTGCTAGGGTGATCCGTGTTTGATTACGCTACATTACGCAAAACTGCGGCTGGGCTGATTAAAAACTTTGGCGCTGAAGCTGTTATTACCCGTGATGTTGGTAGAAGGTATAATCCAACGTCAGGGTCGTTGTATACGGGTTTAACTAATGAGCTAAAGCTCAAAGCAGTTAGATCGCAATACGGGCAGTTTGAGAAATCAACAATGTCTATCCAAGTGGGTGACATTAAGCTGTTAGTTGAGGCAGGATTAGGTGAGCCGTTAATCGACGATAATTTGTTATTCGACGGCATCAATTACAGAGTCATGCAGGTTAATACTACTTCTCCTTCGGGTACGGATGTGTTCTATGAGCTTCACCTTAGACCTTAAAGAATTTGCAGAGAAATCACATCGTGACGCATTGGAAGTGGTGCAAGTAACTGCTATTGACTTGTTTACTAGGGTTGTTAAACAAACACCTGTCGGTAATCCTTCATTGTGGAAACCTGCGGGTGAGCGTAAAGCGCCTAAAGATTATCAGCCAGGCAAGCTTAGAGCTAACTGGCAAGCAAGCGTGTCTACGCCAGAGAAGTCTATTTTAGATATACGAGATACTAACGGTGCTAACACTATAGCCGGTATAACTAAAGTAGTTCAGTCTTCAACTGGTCAAAATTTGTACTTAGCCAACAATCTTCCTTATGCGGGTAGAATTGAGTTTGGATACTCTACTCAGGCTCCCGCTGGAATGGTAAGAGTTAATGTAGCGGCTTTTCAGCAAGCAATTGATAAGGCTATAAATAAGGTAGTCAAATGAGTACAGTGTTTTCAGATATTAGTACAGCATTAGATGTGAGATTAGACTCTCTTGCAGGCCGATCCCCTATAGCTTGGGAAAATATTGGTTTTAAGCCAGTCAAGAATAAATTATATCTAAGGCCGACTCATTTACCAGCCCCTACAGTTCAAGCAGGCTTAGGTAATGGCGGTTTAGATGAATATGTAGGTATATACCAAATAGATGTGTTTGCTCCAGCAGGTAAAGGCAGAGGAGCTTCAGAGAAGAAATTAGATGCTATTGCTGACCATTTTAAACGTGGTACTGATTTGTTGTACAATGGTGTTTATGTTCGGCTTGGTAATGTATCAAGAAACGCAGGATTTATTGACGAAGAAAGATTCGTCACTTCAGTAACAATTAATTATATGGCTCATGTAGCGCCGAGGTAAATTATGACTATAGCAACAGGTTCACGACACAATTTGGCGTACATAGCCGAAAC